GTCCAGTGCATCGAGGTCCTCCGCGCCTACGATATAATTAACAGGATACCTTGGTCCATATTGTTTCTCACGTTTCTTCTTGTCAAAGTTTTTCCTGCTAATCTTTCCTAGCACGGTGACATCTTTGAGATTGTTCTTGTTAATATAAACAAGTACATACTCATCTGGTTTTCTTTCTTCGTATTCTTTCTTGGGTATCTTCAACTCTGTACCAGAGGGACCAAAGGTGCTGACCTTGACCTCAACCTTTGATCCGTTCTCCTCAAAGTCGTAACCCGCATCTCCTCTTTCGTAGATACACTCATCAATCTTGGAGCCTGTGATCTTGTGATATGCGTACTCACCCAGAATACCTAGCACATGCGACTCGCCAGTGTACAGCTGCTTGGTAGGTACAACGCTCTTGTCTCTGAAAGATGGGTGCTTTGCCATGTGACGCTTGATACCCAACTGCTTACAGTGATCAAGCTCATCCTCAGTTATGTCTACCACTGTGCTCATAGAAAATCCTCCTCCACTCTTGGCAGCTTCTCCACATGCGTAAAGAACTCTGGTCCATTGGCATAGTTAAATCTTCTCAAACCCACTCCGTTGTTTGCATCCTTCCAACACTCCACCTTGAAGTCACAGAACTTACACCCAGAGGGTAGCTTGTGATTACCAGAGGCGTCCTCCACAGTTTTGTAACATCTGTCCGGTGGTATATCTTTTACCAGTGTATCCTTCAGAAAGTCAATACGGTTTGGTGCGTCTACCTTTTGTAGATTTACATTGAGCAAGTTCAGTTCACCGCTGCTCTTGTCAATGGAGAGAAAGTACCCTCTGTCTTTGCCCAGTGCATTGGCATAAGAACCTAGCTGATACATATAACCAAAAGGGTCTTGGCCTTTTGTTATTGATCCGTCCTTAAACTTCTTAAACCCATACGGAGAAGCAGATTTAACATCAACCAGTTCTCCATCGATAACGCAATCAATATGACCATCAACTCCATTGACTGTGACTTTCTTTTGACAATCCTCTACACTGTGTCCTGCTTCTCTGACAAGAAGGAGAATGAGAGCTTCCAGTATGTGACCAAAGACAAATCGCATTCTGTTTGATGTTGTTAGGTTTGGTCTGTCGTACCCTTGATATTCATACCAAAGCTTACGATCTTCTCTGCCCACTGCTGAAAGTCTCATCCTTCCCTTTGTACTGTAGGAGTTACCCTCGGAGAAGAAACGCTCCATGATCTCCCCCATCTCCTCCAGAAAGAGAGCAAGATTAGACTCGTCCACAGCCCCACCTTCTTCTAGTCTCTCCTCAATATCCTGCAGAAGAGAACTAATCTTGCTCTTAGTCATGGTTTAGCCTACTAACTTATAACGAGTGTAGACCCCACCATCAGGCATTGGAACGCGAACCGAAAGAATCTCATAACCTTTCTTTCGTAAAGCTGAGATAGCCGCCGTTAAATTCTCAGCCCAGCCACGCTCAATGCTAGTCTTACGAGTGACACGGTAGCCACTCTTGAGTGCGCGAAGTACACGGGATTGTGCAGTTGATTTAGCCATAGAGTTTCTCCTTTCCTAGAGACTTACCGATTCAAAGTCTTCTTCAACAGTCACCGTGGAGGTGTTACGAGGTTGACCCTTGAACCCACCTTCGATAACTTCAAACCCACCGTCTTTCTCATACGGAATAAGTTGTACCACCTGTAGACCGTTGAGGTACAGGACAGTCTTACCAGACGCAGGGTTCTGCCACTCGTTGAACTTTACATTGACAAGCGAACCGTTACCGATAAGCGTACCCGTGATGTCGTTACGATCTGCATCGACAATCGATGGTGGGCGCTTGGGATTGTTCATCTTGTCAAAAGCCCTCGACTTGAAAGTGAAGTAGAAGTCATCACCGATATGACCTTTGCCATAGAGAAGTGTAGGTTTACCGTTGAGCATCCGACCTTTGCCAGCCGCCACGGCTTCTTCACTACCGTCTCGAATGCTTGCGTCCATGTCAAAGGCTTGGAGTACGGCACCTGCTGCCTCGTCCAGTGTGACATCCACCGTCCACTGTTTGTCGTAGGGACCAGTGGTATTGTAGATTTGAGAGGGATTGTTGGGATCAACCTTTGCCCAATATGCTTTGCCCTGAATAATACCCATGAAATATTTCTCCTTTCTGTTTGTTAGCGTGAATGGTATATAGCAGACTCAAACCAGTTTGTCAACAAGTTTTTTTCTGGAGGTGTTCAACTGTTTCTCCAGCTGGTACACGTTGTCTTTTAAAATTGTGTTCTCGTTCATGAGTTCACCGTGCACCTCAGAGATTGACAGTATCTTCTTGCCTTCAGTTGTGTCGTTGACCCTGATTAAGTTTTCTTTCTCAAGCTTGTCAAGTGTAAACGTCACCCCTTTCTCTACGTGTTGCGCCATGGACACATAGTAACCGATTAGGAAGGCCNCTATGATAACCGCCACGGCTATTGCTGTGTGCATGTAAACGTCCACCTGTACCTCCTTTCTAGTGGGTCTCTGCCCAACTGGTTCCAACTTTATATTCACCGTCAAGAGGACANCGNAGTTTGTAGTAGTCACCCGCTCTCTTGATGGCNTCAACTCCTAGCTTACCTACCATATCTCCATGGTCCTTGTCAACCTCTAATTGCCACTCATCGTGTACGTTGGCAACAAAGATGGCGTTCAGTCCCTGCTCTTTGATAAGCTTGTCAAAGATGACCAGTGCTCTCTTCATCAGTATGGCAGAGCCACCTTGCAAGAGCGTGTTCAAGGAAGCGTGAACGGTGCGTATGTGGAGTGTCCTCTTGTCTAGGCCAGCGATCCACCCGCGCTCTGCTGCTTTGTTTACCTTGGTCTTGAGGTCTTGAAAGGATGATAGATTTAGGAAGAACCTGTCCATGATCTGCTGCCCCTCCGCTGCACCTTTCCCAATGATCGACCCTATCTTGGCAGCACCTGCGCCGTAGAGGAGAGCATAGATAAATGTCTTTGCCTGATCCCTACTGGGTAGCTCTGCCAGCTGTTGGTTGTAGGTGTGTATGTCACCGGAGACAACCTGTGTGGTGTAGTCCTCGTCCTTCATGTAGTGGCACAGCATCCTCAGTTCAATTGAGGAAGCATCTATACCCACAAGAACTTTCTTGTCAGAGGGTACAGTCCAGCAACCCCTGCACTCTGCACCGTAGGGTGAGTACACGGCTGGGACCTGTGCCATGTTAGGAGAGGCGTGAGCCATTCTCCCTGTGATAGTCTGGAGGGTCAGCACTCTACCATGTACCCTGCCAGTCTTAGGTTTGATAGCCTCTAACCAAGACTTTACCTGCGCTGCTCTCTTCTGTAGCATCAGGTATTCTGCCAGTACCTTTGCCTCGTCCATGTCTATGCTGGCAAGAGTGGTCTCGTCCACCACCACGTTACCTTTCTCGGTGTGCTTCTCTGGCACCCACCCACGCTCCATCAAACGCTCTGCGATCTGCTTACGAGAGCCGGGATTGAAGGGTTCGTACTTGACCTTGGTCTTCAGCTGTATCTCTTTCGGCGGGAATATCTCTTGCATTTTCTCAGTGATATCGGTGAGACGCTCAGAGAAATCTGCGCTCAGTGACATAGCTTTGAACTCGTCAAGATAGAACCCGTTGACTTCCTGTCTTGAGGTGATGGCCTTGACCTGATGCTCAAGCCGAATNCTGTCCTTGCTAAATCTACCAGACATGACAGAGGTGATGTGATGGTACAGCTTGACGGTGAGCTTGACATCGTTCATGCAATAGATACCCATGTCCTCAGTATACCCACGGTAGAAGTCCTCCTTCTCCATGTCCATCTTAGGAAACCTAAGTCTACCACCCCATGCCTCCAGAGAATTACCACCCTCTCGTCCCGGCTGTTCTAGCTGACATAGAATAAGCACATCTGTAACCTGATCCACAGGTACACGCACACCCCACAGGCTATCAAGAATAGGCAGATCGAACTGTAAAACATTAAATCCCAAAACTTCTTCGACATCTCGCATGAACTCCCTAAATTTAAGACGGTCACTTTCAAGAAAGAGACGGGTCTCTCCTGTGTCTACATCCTCTGTGCCTACGCACCAGATGTGCGATGGATCAAACCCGTCTGTCTCTATGTCAAGACATATGCGTTTCATTCGGTTCCTCTACCTCGTCAATGGTTTCCAACTCTGGGTCTATATCAGGATCATCGATCTGTGTCAAGCGTCCTGTGTCACGATCATAGTGCAGGTGACAGGCTGGACCAGTCAGACCAGAGAAGCGGTTCTTCAGTACCCGGATCAGTGTGACGTTTCTCCGGTAGAGGTCAGGGTCCTGCCCGTTCCGCTCCAAACCTAGCACCATGTTACTCAGCTGACCTATGCCAGCGGTGCCGCGCAGTTCAGAGAGTGAAGTGTGACCACCCTCTTCATGTGGCTTACCAGCGGGGCGCTTGGAGTGACTGACCATGCCCAGCCAGATATCTAGTTCAATGGTCAGGGTCTTGAGCTTGGTGGCGATCTCGTCCAGTGCCTTGCGCTCATCACCTGCGCTCTGGTCACTGACAAGGATGGAGATGTGGTCAAGGAAGATGTACCGACAGTCACAGGAGTAGCGCATGTACCGTATGGTGTTGATGATGGTGTCAATGTCATTCGATCCAAACGAATCGAAGAACACGTACCGTCCTGTGCCTAGGGTGTCGGCAAAGGCGTTGTCCCACTCGTCCTGCGTAAATTCTGTGGTGGGCAGGTGCAGAGGCTTGCCAGCTGACAGGCTCATCATGCCCCGTGCAGCGTCCTCCAGTGGGTCCTCCAGAAACAGGAGACCTATGTTGTCCTCTGTGTGCTGTTGTATGTGGTAGCTCAGTTCTCTAAGCACCTGTGTCTTTCCCATGCCAGAGCCAGAGGTGATGGTCCACATCTCTCCTTTGCGAATGCCATAGGTCAGGTCCTGTAGGCCATCCCACGGGAGCGCAAGACTTTCCGGTGTGGGTTGGTTCATCAAGCGGTCAAGCAGGTCCTCGCCCCTGACAATGTTGGCAGGTGTGTACCGCTCTGCACTGAACCACAGGTTGGTAAAGTCCTTGTGCTTGTTCTCCTTCAGGTACTCGGAGGCGTCCTTCAGGTGCAGCTTGACGATCTTGGCCTTGTTGGGAAAGAGCTTGGCCACAGAGGTGGCAGCGTTGATACCGTCCTCGTCACTGTCAAAACAGATGGCAATGGTGTCAAAGCTGTCTAGGTATTTGTAGTTCTGCTTGCAGCTTTTGAAAGCGTTACCTGCACCGTTCTGAACGGACACAACAGGATACCTAGAACCCAGAAGCTGATAGCAGGAGAGGGCGTCTAGTTCTCCCTCGACAATGGTCACAGCCTTGGCAGAGCCAGCGCCGAAAAGGTGTTGACCGAAGAGGGCGGCAGACTTTGACGATCCCTCCCAAAGGAAGGACTTACCCCTGCCTCTGACTTTGTTGGCAACGTGTATGCCAGATGTGTCATGGTATGGGTAGTAGTGGTTGATCTCTTTCCCTTGGTCATCGTGCTTGACGCTCACACCAAAGAACTTGGCAGTGTCCTTGGTGATCTTACGATCAGGGATTTCTGATATAACACCAGAAGATAGATCAGTTGGTTGTGTTAGTTCAGGACTTAGAGCGTTCATCTGTGTTGGTTCTCCTTCGTTGTCATCGTCTATTCCTAGTTCTTTGTTGGTGTACCATTTCTTATCACACTTACCAGAGAAACAGTAACCACCGTCCTTGTAGTAACTGAAAGCATCTGAACTCTCACCACATGGACACGGCTGATGGGACTTTACCAAATCAGTCTCAGGGTTGTCAAACACTTTTTCATATCCTTTCTAAGATATATATTTATATAAATATTTATTATTATAATTTATATAAATATATTATAATTAACATTAGGGGAAAGAAGGGAAGTGACAGTGGCACAGGTTTAGACACAGTTATCCTATTGACAAGAACCACTACGGCACTTATCCCTTCTCTTCCTCGTCTCTCTCTCTCTCAGTAACCCAGTGTCAGTAGCGCAATCAGACAACAGGCGGCGTAGAAGCCTACTACATAGTACATTTGCACCTCCTTGTCAACTCTTTTTCTAGTGCTTCTATTCTTTTTTCGATCTGGTATTTCTCATACCTGTCCACCGCTGTTGATCCCACGCTTGCACCTGCCATGACAGCAGCACAGCCCGACAAAAGAAATACAATCATGGGTAGTAACACCAGTGACTTCAATGCACGGTCCACCATTCTGGTGTACGTGTGTACGCCCACTTGGCAAAGTATGCTTTCTCCCCTATGTAGTAGTTACGATAGGCTTGGACCGCATCATCTGGTACTTTGTACTGGTCAGGCATACACTGCGGTGGTTGGGTGTACGTGCTCTCATCTGTTATGGCAAGAGGTGGTGTACGCAGTGCCTCTCTCAGCTTGGCATCTGTCTTGTGCACCTTGTTAAACCTGTGCGTGTACTCAGAGCAGAGGAACTTGAACAGGTGATAGGTCCACTCGTACTGGAGGAGTGACCCTCTGACCCACTTGGTGGAGGGGTGATTGAGGTGAGCAGTCTTGTACATGCCCAGCTTGTCTGCCTGCTCGTCACCGTCAAGGGACCTGTGAGCGGTACAGAGCATCTGCGCTGTCTCCAGTATCATCTTGACGCAGTGCTTATCACAGTGCATCTCAGCGGCTGTGAGGGGGTCAGGGTGTAGGTAGAAGATGTTCATTAGTCTAGTCTCTCCTTCCAGAATTTCTTTGTCCACTGGTTCTTGGCCCAAGGCGACAGGCAATTCCATGTAAATGTCACAGGGCCAATGTCCTTGTAGAACTGTTCTACGTCATTGTCAACCATCTTCTCCAGAGGTGACATAATTGATAGGCTTATCATCTGTGCATGAACTCAAACTGCAGTTGTCTGGGATCATCAGGTATGTCTAGCTCCTCATCAGGCAGACCGACCTGTCCTTCTGTCTCTATAAAGTTGAGGAAGTCATTCACCTCCTTGATCGGCACCTCTGTCAGAGAATACTCAACGTCTGCTACGCTGGTCATGTAGTCCCACAGGTCACGAGGTATTTGATCGTGATCGGTGTAGGTGTATAGTTTTATACTACTGGTGTCTCGCTCATCTTCGACCCTCCTTCACTTCTTCAATGACCCATGTGTAGTGATCGTGGAGCCAGTGCTCCCCGGTCTTGGACACAGGACTGACCTGCGTCACTGGTTCAGAGGAGAGGGAGGAGATGGGCTTCTCCACCCACTTGACCCACTTCTGGTCAGCTGCACGGCGCACCCACTCGGTGCGAGGAAGGTTAGAGGGACGAATGGTGATCATGTGTATGATCCTCCTGTGTTGGGGTTAGGTAGTAGTGATAGGCAGTTTATACACTTGCCTAGGTGTCACTGTCAAGAGAGATTAGTTAGAGTTATCACAGGTGATCAAGTCCTGCCTTATCGTTCTGCTATCTCCTTT